TTCTACATTTTCAATGGCAGGAAATAGGGAGAAGTCTTGGAAGAAGAACAAACGATTTAGAGAAGGACAGTCGGAGCAAATATTGTCAGATTTGTTTTTTGACTTTATAGATGTAGCAGAAAGATTACAGCCCAAAATAATAATGGCAGAGAATGTTAAAGGAATGTTATTAGGTAATGCCAAAATATATACTAAAGAGATAGTAAAAAGATTAGAAAAAATAGGATATAAAGTTCAAATATTTTTGTTTAATGCGGCTAGTATGGGAGTTCCACAAAAAAGAGAAAGAATATTCTTTATTTGTCAACGAAAAGATTTGAATTTACCAAAATTAAAATTAAAATTCAATGAAAAACCTATTATATATGAAAAAATCAAAACAAATGAAAATACTAGACCTGTTACTGCACCTAGTTGTTTGAAAGTATGGGAAAAAAGAAAAAAGGGAGAAAAGAGTTTAGCTGATACAAATAAAAGAATATTTGGAAAAACTGATTTTTTTAACATATATTATATTTATGAAAATGAAGTATTAAAAACAATAACAGCTGCTGATAAAAATATTCTTTTTAATGAACCTAGATGTCTTAATAAAACAGAATTATGTTTAGCTAGCTCTTTTCCTTTGGATTATGATTTTGGAGAAAATAAAATAGAATATGTTGTAGGAATGAGTGTTCCTCCAGTTATGATGGCTCAAATAGCAAATCAAATATATGAACAATGGTTGTCTAAATTAGAAATTTAATATTGTGATAAAATATAATTATGAATAATAAAAAAGGTAATAAAAACGAGGGTAAAAACGAGCCAGTAGCATCAGGAAAGCAATTTACCTCTGAATACCAACCAAGTCCCGAAGCTAAGAAAAAAGGCTGGGAAAGAAGAAGAGAAGCTCAAAAGATAATGGACAAAATAATGGAGCTTGCAGATATGTCTTATTCTGAAATTAAAGTATTACTTCAGGATATTACAGATAATCCCGATAAACATACTCTAAGAGAGGTTAAGTTAGCGAATTATTTAATGGAGAAGAAATACACTATTGATTATTTGGATAGGCATATAAGTAAAGCGCCCACAGAAATAAAAGGTGAAATTAAAGCGTTTACAGTTAATGATATGAGAAAGTTATTTAATAAAAACCCTGACAGTAAACCTGAGGAATATAAGGAAGATGAATGAAGACTTTAACAATGATTTGCTCTACAATTTTAGTATTAAGAATAAGAATGCCGAGAAGGTTTTATTTACTCCCAATAAGGCACAGCTAGATTATTTAAAACACAGAACAGGTAGGGATTATATACTAAAAGCAAGACAATTAGGATTTACTACTTTAGAACAGTTGAGAAAGTTAAAGAGGGTTTTGCTTGAGGAAAATATTACAGTTGTTACTGTCGCACAAAAGAAAAGTAAAGCACAAGAAATATTTACTATTGTAAAGTTTGCTTGGGACAATTTGCCAGAAGAGTTTAAAGAAGCGTATAAAGTAAAGTATGACAATGTTAGAGAGTTAGACTTTGGTATGAATGCGAGTAAATATTATGTAGATATAGACTTGCGTTCTGGTACTGTTCAAGATTTGCATATCTCGGAATTGGCATATATTAAAGATATAGAGAGTTTATTTTCATCGTCACTTGAGGCTGTCCCTAAGGGTGGAACTATTACTATTGAAACAACGGCTAATGGATTAAACAGGGCGTATGATTTATGGAGGGAGGCAGTAGAAGGTAAAAATGAGTTTACTCCCCATTTTTATAATTGGACTTGGGATGAAGGCTATTTTGAAACACCACCAGAAGATAGTAAGTGGAAAGAGGAGTATAAATTATTAGCCAAGAAATGTAATCTAATTTACGATATACAGAATAAACATCAATTATCAGACCCACAGTTTTATTGGTATTTTTTAAAAGCAAGAAGATTAAAGGAAACAATAAAGCAAGAATATCCTACTATCTCAGAGGAGGCATTTCTATCTTCTGCAATAAGTGTATTTGATTTATTCAAGGTTAGTCAATTAAAGGCGGGAAATGTAATCAGAACAGAAAAGGGTGTAAAAATATATCAAGAACCCAAGAAAGACCATAAATATATTATTGGAATTGATACAGCAGAAGGGCTTGGAGGTGATAATACAGCCTTGCATATTTGGGATGTAACGGATAATTCTAATCTAATAGAGGTTGCCAGTCTTGTTGACCCTAATATAAGACCAGACCAGACAGCACAGGTAACTATTGATTTGGGGAATGAATATAATGAGGCGTTTGTTATTCCAGAGAGAAACGGTTCAGGATTAACTACTGTATTAAAGCTAAAAGAAAAAGGATATAAAAATCTATTTGTTAATAGGCAGATAGACAAAAAGACCCAAAAGCAGAAAAATGAATACGGTTGGAGGACACAAAGCTCTAATAGGGATTTAATGATAGATGACTTTATAGAGTTCTTTGAAAATGATAATTTAACTATTAATTCACAGGAGTTAATACAGCAGATGAAAACATTTGTTAGAAAAAGTAACGGAAAAAGGGAACACGATGAGGGATATCACGATGACAGTTTATTTGCTAGCTTTCTAATAGTTCAAGGAATTAAGTTTTATAGGGATAATGAATATAAGTTTTATGATAGAAGTAGATTAGGGATATAGACTAGACTGATTAGATATGCTAGCATAGTAATATATAACTTTTAAGTAAGTTAAAATGTTTACAGTAGATAAAAATACGGAGCTTAATAAGGATTTAGTAGAAGAGGCTATTAAATACAATAACAGGGAAAGAGAACGATATACAAAATTAAAAAACTATTATTTGAGTAAACATGATATTCTCAATAGGAAAAAACCATTAGGTTCAAAGAATACTAAAGTTGTTACTAATCACGCAAAATATATTACGGATATAAATGTAGGGTTTTTATTAGGCAATCCAGTAACGTATAAGGTATTAGATGAAGGTATTAAGATAGATGATATTTTAATTGAATATGACCAGCAAACAATATCTGATTTAGATACGGAGTTAGAGTATAAGCTTTCTAAGTTTGGTAAAGCATACGAATTAATTTATAACGACGGAAACAGCGTTAGAAGTAAGGATGTTGACCCTAGAAATGCTATTTGTATTTATGATAATACTGTTGAGCATAATAAATTATTTGGGATTGTATACCAGTTAAAAAGCTCTACATTACAGAGAGGTTTAGAAGATTTGACCATATATTCAGATAGGGAGGTATGGAGAAATTGTGTTACTAAAAATGGAGAGATTGCTATTGGTGAAAGTGAAGTACATGCATTTGGAAAAGTACCGTTAGTAGAATTTAAAAACAATTCTGAAGGGCAAGGAGATTATGAGCAGGTTATACCTTTAATTGACGCTTATAATATCTTACAGTCGGATAGAATAAATGATAAACAGCAATTAGTTGAGGCAATTCTTTTAGGTTATGGTATTGAATTAACTCCCGAACAGAGGGAAGATTTACAGAATAGTAGAATGATATTTGGTTTACCTCCTAAGGGGGAGGCAGTTATAGATTATTTATCAAAGAGTTTAGATGAAAGTCAGATAGATATTTTGAGAAAAAATATAGAAGACGATATACATAAAATATCACTTACGCCCAATATGAGCGATGAAAATTTTGTAGGGAACTCAAGTGGAGTAGCAATCGCTTATAAGCTATTACCTTTTATGCTAAATCTAAAAAATAAGGAAAGGCTTTTTGAAACAGGTTTGATGGAAAGATTAGAGATATACAACAACTATTTACAGAGTATTAGTAAGGGAACAAAACTAGAGATTTATAAGGTTGACGCAGTCTTTAAGAGAACCTTACCACAGAACCTATTAGAAATTAGTCAAATAGTTAATAACCTAAGAGGAATTGTTGATGACGAAACCTTGGTATCCCAGATACCGTTTGTAGAAAATCCTAAAGATAGTATTGAAAAAGCGAAAGAGGAAGGACTTCATAGGTTTGTGGAAACTACCTCAGGATTTGGAACAGGTGAGCCGAATGAAGCTGAATAAGTTAATCTTCAGGGTAAATGAGTAATTACTGGCTTGAAAGAACAAAAGGTCGTTTAGATTATGCAGAGGTTATTGGTAAAGGTGCTATGGAAGATATCCTGCCCATATATGAACAGGCGTTGAGAAATATTAATAAGGAAATTAATAAACTATATTCAAAGTATGCTACCGAGGCTGGACTTGACGTTAGAGAACTTACAGAGATTTTGAGTGGAGCAGAAAGAAGTCGTTTTCTTGTTGACATTAGAAATAAAATGCTTAAATTAGGGTTTGATTTAGGTGATGTTTATGACCCTCGTTATATAGGAAGAATTACTAGACTTGAAGCAATAAAGCAGCAGATATATTGGGAAATACAGCAAATAGCACCACAGGAAGAGGCTATAAGTGAAAGTGCTTATAAAAAAATTATAGAGGAAAGTTACAAATCAAGTAGGACTGATATTAGAAAACATTTAGGAAAGGATTATAGAGCTTTTGCACAGATAGACGATACTGTTGCGTATCATATTTTAAGAGAGAACTGGAAAGGTGGAAATTATTCTACAAGAATATGGGCGAATAATGCTAGGTTAAATATTAAGATACAGGATGTTTTACCTAAGGTGATTGGTGGTGGTTTAGTTAGTGGTATATCACAAGAGAAAATGGCTAGGCAAATTAGAGATTATTTTGACGTTGGAAGGTATAATGCAATGCGATTGGTTAGGACTGAAACGAATTATTTTACCAATCAGGCGGAATTACAAAGTTATGTTGATGAAGGGATAGAATATTATAGGTATGAAGCAATTTTAGATGAGAGGACTTCAGATATCTGCAGGAGGACAAATGGAAAAGTCTTTAAAGTTACTGAGGCAGAAGTGGGAGTTAACTACCCACCCTTACACCCTAATTGTCGTTCAGATACTACGTTAGTTTTTTCTGGAGAGGCAAAGGAAGAAAAGGTATGGAACAAGACTGAATGGCTACAAGAAACAAAAGAACAAGAAGAGCCAGAACCAACCAATGTAGAAGAAGCGTATCGTGAAGTTTTAGAAGCTCAGAAAACAGGTTAT